CAGCTGGTATTCCCGAAAGAACCCATAAGGATGCCGCTAACACACCAACCGCTATGGCTATAGTTAAAAGAGCCTGAGCTTTCAGCTTTGTTTGATAGGCTTCAAGGCATCCGCGTACACCATCGAGAACGCTCTTTATTCCCTCAAGCATACCGGAAGCATTCTCTCCAACATCCTTAAGAGAATCTATAAAATTCTTTATTCCGACAATAACCGTTCCTAAGAGCCCGGTGTTCACCAACTCCATGAACCGTTTCAAGTCTCCGCTCCGGAATGCTTCGCCAAATGCACCAAACAATGTTTTTAAAGCCGGACCTATCGCTTTAGCTGCTTTTTCTACGTATGGTCTTGCCCATTCGATAACCTTAACAATCATCTCCCAGGCTTTTTGGAAAAGTTTTGCGATAGACGTAAAAGGATGCATTGCTATTTCAACAGCCTTTGAAAATATATTTAAAGGCCCAAGATCAATGCTTCCAAATCCTTGGAAATTTTGTCCTATCTTTGTAATGGCATTTTTAATCCCGTTTCCGATTTTTATTAAAAAATCTCGTAGATCTGTTAAGATCGTAACGATACCATTAATTGCTACATCAAAAAATCCCGTCTCTTTAATGGCATTCCGAACACCAACAATGAAATCACCAAATCTTGCTGTTACGTCTAAGAGTCCGCCCCCTAAAGGCGACATTACACTAAGAACGTCTCCCGCTCCACGAAATATAGCTCCGAAGAACTCTTTAGCAATATCAAGCAGAGCAAAAACTCCAGAAAAAGTTCGTCGAAGTTTGTCGGCAGTTTCATCACTAATCTTTAATCTTTCTGTAAATGTTTTTAGACCGTTAGTTAAGTTAAGTAATTGTTCGCTGGTAGTCGGAGGAAATATATCTCTAAAAGCTTCGCTAATTGGTTTTATAATTTTACCGAGAGCCTCAAAAGAATTTCGAAAAGCTTCTATTAAGGTTTCCCTTCCACCGTTCTCTTTCCAAAGACGAAGGAGTTCATTACGAGCATCTGACGTGCGATCTATGAAACCACCAATTACGCCTCCAAGTTCGGTAAGTGTTTTCTTTGCTTCTTCGAAATCACCAATTAGGATTTCCCAAGTTTGAGCCCAACCGGAACCTGCGGCTTCTTTCAAAGTATCAAATAGTTGGCTAAATGTCTTAATATCCTGAGCCGCCGCAAAGGCTTTCTTACCAATATCCGTTGTCTCATCAGCATATTTACCGAGTGTTTCAACGAGAACTTCAGTTGTCATCCATTGATCTTGTAAAACATCGTTAAAATTCCTAGTTGCGTCAAAGACATTGCCTTTTAGTGTTTTGTACATACCATCCGCAGTTTTTGTTACGGTTCCTGCGGCAAGAGCAGTCTCAAGCAACTGATTTTTAAATTCAACGGTTGCCATATTAGCATTTTCAATGGATTTCCAATCAATAAGTTTTACATATCCCGCTGATAGAGCTTGTGCAAAATTGTACATTGCTCGGGAGGCTTCATTTGCATTTGCACCAGAAACAGCAGCTACGTTACTTACACCCTGAATAGCTGCGACAGCGTCTTTAAGTGAGACGCCTGCATTTGTGAATTTTCCAATGTTACTAGTCATATCTGCAAATGAATAAATTGTTTTGTCGGCATAAACGTTTAATTCCTCAAGATATTTATTAACCGTTTCGAGGGATTCTCCCGTACCTGCCATAATGGTTTGGATAGAACCCATCTTAAGTTCATATTCTCCAAAACCTTCTGAAATAGGTTGTATAGTTAAAGCAGAAACAATTCTTTTTCCCGCATTGATTGCAGAATTAGTAATGTTTGTGAGGGCTGTTATCGCCATGACCTCAAGAGCTGAAAACTTAAGACGAACGTTCTCTACAACATTACTAAACCCAAACATATTAATGTTTTTGGCAACGGTGTCTATGTTTTCTAAGCCCTTTGAGGCTCCGGTCAAATTCAAACTTTGTTTAAGTTTGTCAAGAGTTGACATAGAAGTTTTGACATTCTCTTCAAACTGCTTATTGTCGAATTGCATTTCAACAACTCTTTGATCGATTGTCTTGCTCATAGCTTAGTAACCTCCCTCCATGCTTCATTTACGATTTTATCAAAGATAGGCTGGATAGCAGGATTGATGTAATCTCGCCCTTGTACCCAGCCGCCGTTTCGAGTTCCGTGTCCATACTGTAGAATTATGGCTATTGGAACTCCATTTTGAATATTTGAGTTATAAAAAGTAATCTTTGCCGATCCTTGTTTGTTGGTTATCTCATAACGCCACGAATCAGCTGTGAGACCGGAATCGACAGGTGTTGCAGACGCGAGGGCGGCTACTCCCTCACGACCGTACTTGTCGAGGTCTCCGAGACGTACAGCCCCTTTGGCTTTCTCCAAGAAACGTGTCAGTTTAGAGAAATCACCCTTTTGTCTGAACTTTATCATACAAAATTCTCCTTTTATAGAAGTTTGTTTACTCTCTTCTGCACGGCAGAATAATCATAGCCAGTTTTAGTGATACGGTTCTTTCGGTCCTGACCGTTAGCCCATAAACCCCGAATGACTTCGCGGGCGATTTGCATCGATGTTTTTCTTCGAAGACGTGGTCACTGCCGTTCCACTTTTCGTGGTAATGTAAGTATCAAAACCAGCGATTCGTCCATCTGTGCCGATTCCATAATTAGAAGAAGCCTGTCTGGCAGTTGGAGCAAATACATTACCCAAAGACTCTACAGAAAGTTGACCAACAACACAGTGAATTGTAATGGTGTCAATTTTATGGTTCCTTGGGCTAATTTTGGTGTAACTAACCAAAGGGCTATTACTCATGGTTATTACTCCTTGATGCCTTGAATCTGTTTAATCATTTGAACCACTTTGTCGTAACCAACCGTTGAGGTTAGGAATCCAAGATACATAAGAATAACAATCTCGACTCCAACCTTCAAAGAAAATACAACGTCGTTCATGACGATATAGATGATACAAACAGCACAAGCGATTATGACTGAAG